TTTTCCACTGGTGTTTCTGTCTTTTCAACAGCCTTTTCTTCTGTTGTTGTAGTTTCAACAGCATTTTCCACTGGTGTTTCTGTCTTTTCAACAGCCTTTTCTTCTGTTGTTGTAGTTTCAACAGCATTTTCCACTGGTGTTTCTGTCTTTTTGGCTGCCGCCTTTGGAGCAGCAGCCTTAGACTTTGCAACACCTGTGTTCGATTTCTTAGATGTTGCAGCCATTTTAATATAAGCCTCCGCTGTAAGAGATGTTCTTTACAAGACCGAGGTGTTTAGCAGCGCGGACTTCAAGAGCACCGTACATCATTACGAGGAATGGTGTTTCCGCCTTGTCAACAGGAGCAAGCGGGAATGTGCATACAGGGAGAAGCTGAGCGAATGTATAAACATTCTGCATTCTCTTCTTAGGCAGGAAGATCATTGAAGCTGTACCAGGCAGTTCTTCGTTCTTGTCTGCATAAGTTGTAGTAGCGTCACCGCTGTTTGCAACCTTGTCCATTTCCATAACGGTTGTTTCGTCTTTCTTTGAACGGCAGATGATGAAGCCTGTTGCGGCATTGCCAGAGCCAGGAGTGATTGTCAAAGTGACAACGTTTCCGGCTGCAACTGTAACAGCTGCGGCAAGTGATGTACCTGCTGAAATACCGTACTGGTTTACGGCGTGTACAGTGTACATATAGTCACCTGCATCGGCGGCAACAAACTTTGAACCTGTTCCGGCAGCTGCGTTTGCAGTTACGCTTGCAGGAGCGGCAGGACGTTTTGTTGCGTCACCTTCGGCAGCAACAGTACCCTTTACTTCAAAGAGCATATCGTCACCGGCATCTTCACCGCTGAGAGCAATCTTTGCACCGACAGCAGTGTCGTAGTCAGGAATTGACTTGAAAGAAAGGTTCGGGAGAGGCATGTTCATAACATAACGAGCCTTGTCTGTGAACATTTCCTTAATGTCTTTTGCAAGGGCAACAGGGAAGAATGCTTTTTCCAGGAATCCGCCCTTACCGCGTACCATAGCGGCGATTTCATCAAAGATTCTTTCACCGTAAGAACCGAGTGAAGCACCATTGAGGTTGATGATGTTCTGGTCTGCTGCGCTTGCTTTCTTGATAGAAGCAAGGAAACCGTCAAACTCTGTAGGAACTACATCAGAATCACCGTGGAAGCACTGGAATTCAGAAGCCTTGATGATTGTTTCAACACCAGAAAGCTTTTCAGAAGCAAGTGCACCTTCAAAAGTTTCAGACGCTTCCATCTGTTTTGTTACAGAACGGCGTGTCTGAAGATACTTAATCATAAAAGATTTACGGTTAAGTGACTGGTCTGTTCCGATTGAAGAACCACCTTCCGCAACAGAGAGGTGTCTGTAGTCACCGTGAGAAGTCCGCAAGTTTACTTCGTGTACGGTTGAACGTACAGGAGTTTTCTTTACGGAATTCATAATCTTGCAGTCTTCTTTGAGTTCTGCAACAACATTGATAACCTCTGCTTCGAGGTTTTCAGGAATCAACGCACGACCGCCGGTAAACTGAGATGAATCAGTTCCGTAACCAGCCTGCAATGCTTTCTGCAAATCGTTGACTTCCTGCGAACTCATTTCGCCGGAAGAAACGTTATCAAAATAACCGCCCATTAGTTAGCCTCCTTCGCAAGTTCTTTCTGCAAGAACTCGTAATAATCTTTGCGCATTGGTTTTCCGGTGTACATGCACTTCTGCATATCAGAAGAAATCATGCTTGACTTCACCATGTCCAAACGTCCTTCTTTGACAGCCTTAGCAAGAACGCACTGCGCCCTGTAAAGGTCGTCTTCGGTTGGTCTCTGTGATGTGCCGGGCTGTGCAGCAGCCTGTGTGCCGTCAAGACTTTTTGACATCACCGATTTCGGCGGCAGCTTTTCATTGCCGATTGCAGTCAAAGCCTGTGCAATGCTCGTAAGAGCTTCGCCCAAGTCGTCAATACGCTTGTTTGTATCGACAATGGACTTCTGCATAAGCGTAAGGTCTGCGTCGAGAGCCTTGAGAATTTCGCCGCCTTCAACCATTTCGTCGTTATCTTTTTCAGCAGATTCCGGCTTTTTGTCTTTCTCTTCGCCTTCGTCTTTTTCGCCGCCGTCCTTTTCGTCCGGCTCTTCGATAACGAGTTTCTCTTCTTCTTTAAGCTCTGCGTCAGGAAGTTCGGCTTTATTGCATTTCTTTTCCGATTCTCCGCCTGTGAGAGACTTCAAGATAGCGGAAACCGCACTGGAAAATGATTTGCTCATCATTTGTCCCCCTTCTTGTATAATATCCGAGGTAATCTCCCCGGCTTTTTCCTTGTCAATTCCGTTTGCCACAAGGTAGTCGATTGCGTCTTTCTCGTTCTCAATGCGCCTTTTCTTCAAAAGGTCTACCAAGTCGGCAATAACGGCTTTTTCGTCTTTTTTTGTTGCTGATTTTTCCGTTGCGTCGATTGTTTTTGTACCAACGTCTTCAGGAATGAGTGTTTCACCGCCGGTTTTAGCCGCTGAATCAGTGTTATATCCGGCGCAAAGTGATTTCTTTACTTCAAGAGGCAAGGCGCGGACGAATTCAGCAGCCGTCATGCTCTTCGCGAAGTTTGCATAACCGACTGTATTGTTTACAGGCGCGGTAGTAAGTGCCAAATCATTCCAAAGCACATGAGTGATTGTCTCAATGCCTGTTTTCGCGTCCTTAATAATCTGCGGAAAAATGCCGCCTACGCTCGCACGAACCCTTGTTGAACCGGCTTTGAGCAGGTCTATAATGTCCTTTGCCTTTTCTTTGGTCTTGTAGAGCTTGCCTTTTACGATTGTTTTCTTCTGCTTTTCATCAAAACGCACGTCAACCGGCTCGCCGATAACCATTGAATCATCAATTATCACATTGCCGTCTTCGTCCTTGCGTCTGTGCTGATGATCAAGCGAAATAACGCCGCCGCGCAAGAATTCGTCTTTCGATTCCATGAGCGCACGCTGCAAGACAATCTGGTCTTGCAAATCCACATTTTCATTGCTTGCTTCAACTTCAAAATAATAGTTTCCGAATTCGTCAGTCTGTTCTTCAATAGACTTGCGGATTGTCAGCTCAAGAAAAACTTCATTGTGTTTGTCTGTTCCTGTCATATCCACTCCAAAACAAAAAAAGGGCAGCCATTACCGTAGTAACGACTGCCCTGTAGGGTCAAATCTTAATAAAATTGCTAATAATATGTGTCAGTGTTCCGTCTGCATTAAGGGTCGGGCAGAACAGGCACTTCCCATGCAAGTATCTTTGCTTTTAGTTCTTCATATAAAGCAGTTATTTCAGCTGTTTTATCTTTACACCAGTTATAGTAAAGCTCAAGCTCTTCAAGAGCGAAAGCCTTGTTAATCTGTTTATAGCGCAACAACGAATAAATGTCTTTAAGCTGTATTTCCGGGTTATCATAAAAGAAATCCGGCGTATACATACACATCTGTTCAAAATTATTCGTAGTGACTTCGTGAATTTCTCCAGCCATAATTTCATGCTATATGAATCCTTTTGTATTTGTCAATAAACTTCTAAGCCAGAGACATTCCGCTTTCCTTGTCAAGAAATTTTATTTCAAGGTTGCAGTCAAGGGCTTTAGCTATGCTCTCCAAATCCTCTGTAGAAAAATTGTTGCGCTGCATCTTATGGTTAAGATTCGCCGGTGAGGTGTTCATTTTCCGCGCAAGCTCCGCATTTGAAATTTTCCGTCTGACACAACAAACATTGATTATCTCTTTCATGTCTATGTCCATTTATCAATCCCGTATATTTTGTATATTTTACACTTGATATTGTATACTTTTCAATATATAATATCAATAAAGCTGATTCAACAGCCGGTTATATAATCGGCATGTTTACAGGGAATTTTATGTCAATTCCAATAAATATTAAGGATGATACGCATAAACGTATTATTGAACTGTTGCAGAAGGGTTGGGTCTCACGTCAAGAAATATGCCAGATATTAGGCAATGTGACACCCTGTACATGCACGAATCACGTTAATGCTATCTCGCTTAATTACACGGTGTCAGAGCGTCACGGCGTGTGGGGCGTTGAATATAAGATTCTTACTCAAAAAGATTTTGAAATGTACGAGCAGAAACGGCGGCTAAAGATGGAGCTTGGCATAAAAGATAAAGCTGTACCTGGTACGGCTAAAAATAAACAGGGAGGAAGTCAGAAATGAATATCAAGGACTTTTTCAAGCAGAAGTGGGTTAAATACACGGCTTGGGCAATGGTTGCAATCGGTCTTATCGTGCTTCTTTTAGGCGGCATGACAGAAGCCGAAATCAGCAACGGCGTTAAAATGCTCTTTGTCGCAATCGCTGCCGTCGGTGCTGCTATTGCTTTCATCACCGGCGAAACACAAAAAAAGTAGCTTAAAAAATTAAGGGCTTTTGCCCTGTACAGGTGTATTCCCATCGGATAACGGTTAATGAAGGTTCAAGTCCTTTCACCTGCAAGAACGGAGAAACTTAATGGACAGTTTTAACAAAGACGACGGCGGAAAATTGAGATGGTCTCTTCTGCCGTTTGAACTTATGGAAGACGTTATAAAAGTGCTCATGAACGGCGCAAAAAAATACGGCGACGACAACTGGAAAAAATGTGACGACACAAAACGTTATGTTGACGCGCTTATGCGACATGTAACCGCATACACTAAAGGGCAGAAGAACGACACAGGAAAAGGCGGAGACGGCTTGCCGCACCTTGCACATGCTATCTGCAACTGCCTTTTTCTCATGCACTTTGACAGGAAAATTCCGCATGATGAAAGAACCGCAAAAGACATTGAGTATTTTGAATATACGGTAAATCAGCTTATAGAAGAAAGAAACGAATTGCAGAAAAAGCTCGAAAACTACGAGAAAAAAGAGAAAAAGCAGACAAAATGCCTTGTCTGCAACGGTACAGGCATCAGAACAAGCCCTTTTACTGCAATAAAAACTGTCTGCCATGCTTGCAAAGGCAAGGGAATCAGACACCAATAACCAGGTATCAGCCGCCGTTGACGGTTGTTATAAACCTTGTCCGTATGGATGGGACTAGTCCTTTTTTACTTTTATTTTATGATTCTTAATTTCTAAACAAGAACTCATTAGCTGTCCACAGCAGCCGCTGACTTTGCAAAAGAAACCTCTCTCTCCATCTTTCTTGAGCAAAGCGAAACAGCACGGTCAAAAGAATGTCTAACTCCGATGATGTTCTTCTTGACCATGTGTTCCTTATTCCAGACAAGAAGGTGATTATGATCTCGAAAGAGTTTGAAGAATGGAAAGCCGACCACGCGCAAGAAATAGAAGAGCTTGCAGATTATTTTATGGCGCATGACACGGAAAAGTATTTCACCGGCGACAAATACAAAGAAGCATATAAAAAAATAGAAGACCTGTGCGCATCAGCCGTAGTTTACGGCACTATGGCAGACAATGAACCATTCTGCAAGGAAATTAAAAAGCCGGAAGAAACATTCCTTTACGATTCAGTGAAAATCATCTTGCAGACCTCATTCAGCAGCAAAAAGATTTATCACTATTACGTCATTGACCAGTACAGCACCGAAGACGAACCGAGCACTTTAGGCGGCTTGCAGCAGATGATTGAAAAGAAATACGGTCACATCAGATATTGCACGGTTGTATCTGAATCTGGATTGGAAGGAAACATTTTCAGATACGGCAACCACGGCAATTTTTGGGAAAGAACCGGCAAGACTTGCGGCTACGCATAGGAGACAACGGCATGAAAAAAGACGATGCAATCAAGATGATTCAGGAATCAGACTGCAACAATTTTACGGTAATCTGCGTATATCCCAAAAAAGTCTGTGATTTATGCAAAAAGCCAAAAGACAGGGAATTTACAATAACGGCAAAGCACTGTTACGGACACAACGAAGCCGGAATAAAGCTCAAATATCCCGAATCACACGGAAGACGCATAACAAAGCATATCTGTACTGAATGTTTTGTTAAGCTGTTCCCCGAAGAAAAAGCAGAATAGAGGTAAGGTTATGTACAAAGCAAAGCTGATAACCGGCGAAGAAGTCACTGTAATGCAGCATGACGACTGGAAAACGAGCATTGATGAAGATTTCAAGCCGGGAGACTATTTTGACGAAAATATAGCATGGGATTTAATCAACAGCGTACCGCCGAAAAGTTTAGACTGGGGTTATTTCCAACTCGGAGAGCCGCACAGTCACGTTGACGGAAAACCGACATATCTTACGCTTGTAAAGGCGAACGAACAGCCGGAATTTTGGCGTTTCATCGGATATTGTTACGCCGGAGAATATAAGAACATGGAGAAAGCACAATGAACGCAATTCAGGAAGCGATAATTTTCGCTACAATCAAACACCAGAACCAGAAACGCAAGGGAACGGATATTCCTTACATAGTTCACCCTATGGAAGTAATGCAGATTCTTACATCAATGAATTGCAGCGACAATATTATTATTGCCGGAATCCTGCACGATACGCTTGAAGACACCGACGCAACGCCGGAAGAAATAAAGCAGCTTTTCGGGGCTGACGTTCTCGCCATAGTTCAGACTGAAAGTGAAGACAAGTCAAAAACATGGAAGGAACGCAAACAGGCAACTATAGATCATCTTGAAAAAGCAAGCGTTGAAACAAAACTTGTCTGCTTTGCAGATAAGCTGTCAAATATCCGCAGCATGTACCGCGACAAGCTGCAGATAGGTGCTGACCTCTGGAAGCGTTTCAACGCAAGCAAAGAAGATATTGAATGGTATTACCGCGAAATATTACGTGTGATAAGGCTAGACGAATTCCGTTATAATGGTCATGCAAAAGGATTTACTTTTATAAATCTTGTCAATGAATTTGCAAACACTATAAACGCCGTTTTTGCTGAATAAATATGAAAAAAATTAGATATTTTGACGGCTTAGATAAGCGACACCTAAGAAATGCTATTCGTACTTTAATGAGATACAGAAAAGTAGAAATTATCGAAGATTACGCAAATTCAATAGGTGTTACTTATATAAATAAATGGAAGGGAAAGCTTCTTGATTATAAAATAGAATCTTATCCAGATTCGGCGCAATGCAAACTAATAATGCATATAAAAGAAGGACGTATAAAACGAGAAATAGAATTTTATATTCCTTACGATTCAGAAATTTATTTCGGCGATATAACAAAAGGTGAAAAATATGTCATAGATTATATCAATAGTGGTCCACATTGTTATTATTCATTTAGGAAGGTTATAATATGAAAGATAAAGTTAGCGTTAATTATGTGTATACTTGGAAAAACTGCACTTTAGAAGATGATAACAGCCTTACTTTTGAAGAACATGATAATTATGCAGGTGGAGTAATTTTATCCAAAAACTGGAAAGCGTATGGGGAAAGAACAAAAGACGGCAAACCTATAAATTATGTAAAAGACGTTGAAGAATTATTAAACAGATATAAGAAAGAAGACCCGGAATATTATAATAAAATTCAAACAATGTTTAAGAAAAATAAATATTTATTGCCAAAAGAAGAAGCAGAAAAGGCTATTACAGTATCTTTCTGCCTTACATCAGAACAAAAAGAATGTCTTGATAAAGCTGTCCAAAAATCCGGTTTAAGTAGATCAAAATACATTATTCAAAAAATCGGTCTTGAATAATGTGAACTGTTCGGAAATTCCGAACAACTGATAAAAAAAAGCCGCATATTGCGCTTGTTTTGTGCCGGAATGTAATTTATCAAACAACGAATAAAACCATCTTACAGCCCCGAATTTAGCCGATAAGAGGGTATTTTTGAAAGTTTTAGCTGTTTATAAAATCGTTTATATCTCTTTCAGACATTATCTTTGCAGATTCTTCATAAACTGCAATTCCTTTATCCAGTCCTTTTTGATAAGCCTTTTTTAATTCTTTTGTCTGGTCTTCGTTAATTTCTCTGCTGCCTATTTTATAGCCGATTTTTTCAAGCCATGCGCAAAGCGTGCTTAATTCAGTTCCGCTAATCATTTTCCTTTTTTTCTACCTCAATTATATTTATCGGCAGAAAATAAAAAAAAAGCCGTGATAATTCACGGCTTTGGTATTCTTTATTTATTTAAGCAGCTGCAATTTCTGCCATACGCTGTTTTGCGTACTCTTCTGTACAACCGCCCCACATTATGTCAACGCAATTAGGACGTTCTTCAAGTTTCTTGGTTTTTGCGTTAAAGGCGTACTGTTTGCCGTCTTTATCAATGGCATAAACCCAATCGTTATCGTCAAGGTAGTAATTCATATTTAACCCCCTTACACTTTTAATATAAACCTAAAGGCTTATTTTTTCAAGTGAATTATCGTATATAATCAATCAAGTTCTCAAAATGCTTTACAGTCTCTTCATTCAAAGCACCTTCTGACTTAGCCTGATTGAAAAGCGGCATTGCACTGTTTACATAACCTCTGATTGCAGCTGCATAAGGTTCATGCTTATAGCCGCCGTCAAAAATATTTGCGTTACCGTCCTTGCCTTTTGGTATATTGTCGGTCGGGAAATTTCCTTCCCTTGAATATTTGTTAGAAAGTCCGTAAAGGTCTGTCTGTGCCTTACCCATAATATCGGCAAGTTTTGCATATTTCGGATTGCTTGCAACAGAGCGGAAAACTTCATAAAGTGCATGACCATAACGCTCTTTTGCAACCATGTTAGCGGTAGTATTTACCTGCAATTCGACAATCGCGCCGTTTGAAAGTCTGACATTTGCGTTAATGTCGGAATATCCGACAGGTGACGGCTTGCCGAAATTATTTTTTATTCTTGCAACTTCTTTCATGCCGTCAAGGTGTTTAAGCACGTTCGCAACATCTTCAACGCTGTTCAAGCAGATTGTATGTCCGTCACAATCGCGGATTGTACGGCAATGATAAGTGTCTGTCTTTTTATCATAAACAACATCTTTGCAACCGTTAAGGTCATTCTGTTTCTGGTCTTCACGCAGCTTTTCTTTGATTCGTTTTTCGCTCTTCAAAGTTGCTCTTTTCATTACAATAGGGTTGAGCGCAAGGAATTTCTGACAGATACCGTCTGTAATACCGCTGAATTCGCCGCGCACGGCTTCGATTGTCTTATACAAGCCGTCAATCGAATCGCAAGATTCCGGCTGCAAACCGTTTGTACCGCGCCAACCTGGTTTAACGCTGTTTGCGTCCATAAGTCCGCGTATCGCGTCATTCGGGTTAATCATCTTAGTAACCTGTTTTACATCTTCATGCTTTACACGGAACATCTGACCTTTTGCCTTTCCAGTTCCTTTAACCGTTACGCCGTCCGCTCCGATTCCGACAATCTGCCCTGTCAAATCAGTTCCGCCCTGATTAAAAACAATGCAGTCTCCTCTGGTATGTGCGTATGAATGCATTTTTCCGTCTTCTTTCGGCTCTGCACTGCCTTTAGCTTGCTGCTTTCCGGCTTCATCATTTTTGACCCATACATCGCGCTGGTGTCCGTTTTTGTCGGTTATCCGTTTCTTGTGGAGCTTTGAAGTGTCTTTCTTGCCGAAAGATTTAACCATTTCATCATAAAGCCCGCGCTTGAACATTATTTTCATTTTGCCACCCCTTTATGCAATATCTGAAAGAACCTCTGCAACAAGCTGTCTTGTTGTCTGTTCTTTTCTTACAATGTTTGTTAATAATTCTTGAACTGATTTCTTAATCTCAAGAAACTTCTCCATAAGGCTCTGCTTGCTTTCAACGCCGCCGATAAAGATGTCCATTTCGCCGTTTGCGCTCTGCTGCAAACCTGTGCCCAAATCTTTCATGCGGTTTGCAAAAGCCTTTTCACCTTCATCGTGAATCAGCTTTGCGAGCTTTCCTGTCACTTCGTCCGGCTTCTTTTCTCCGAACAAAGAACCTTGCGCAAGATAAGTCTCTACGTCTGGATATGTCTTGTGGTCTTTCGCAACGTTTACGGCAATATCAACAGCTTCGTTCAGCTCATTGTTGAAAGAATATTCCTTGCCGTTTCCCTTGTTCTCAATCAGCGGAAGGATTGCCCTTACAAGTTTCTGTCTGATTCTCTTTCCGCCCGCGCTGTCGAGCTTTCTGATGTTGTTTTCATTGAGCACTGAACCGACAAGAACGGTTTCGACAAAATCTTTTCCAGTATCGTTCAAAGTGCCGTCTGACTTGCAGTATTGAGCCTTTTCGTTATCGCCGATAATTCCGGCTTCAATCAGCTTTGAAACAAACTTCTGACAACCTGTAGCGTCGTTGTATAGATCGCTCATTGTGTCATAGTTCGAAAGTTCACCGGCTATTGATGATATTTTCTCTTCATTCAGCGTTTTTGTGAGCTTTACGGCTTTTTCGACATTGCTCATAGTCTTTTTTGTGTCGCGGTTGAATTGCGCGAATTCTTCCGTCGTATAATCGCCCTTGTGCTCTTCGTCAACCTCAAGAATAAGACGAGGATTCTTGAATCCGTCCAAGTCGCTTTCTTCAAGTCCGTATTCGTCTATCATGTCGCGCAAATCGTTCAAATATGCCTTGTCAGTGCCGTTTTTCGCGGCAAGTTTGCTTGACATAGTGCGGTTGTTGCCAGAAATAACAATACCGTCTTTTGTGACAATCGGCGGTGATTCAAGCGCAAGGGAATTGAAGTTAGCTGCAATCTTTCTTACGCTTTCCTGCGCGTCTTTGTCATTCTGATAGTCGCGGTCATTTATGTTTTGTCCGTTTTCATTCTTCGGAAATCCCTTTGTAGGCGCGTAGCTGACTTCATCATGGCTTGCTGTCGGCGCGTCAGCTTCCACGAGCTTGTAATGACATTTTATCTTTGTACCGTCCGGCAGAGTTACAGTCTTTTTGTTTCCTTCGACGCTTTTTGATGATTCATATTTCTTGCGAATATCAGAAATTCCACTTGAATTTTTTCCAGATTGTGATATATTTGAATCAGAGGTACGAAGCGTTTCGGACGTTTGCCCGGGGTTTTTCATCGGTGCGTCTGCCCTTTTTTCACGATATGCCGTAACAAGCGACAAATCGCCTTTTCTTGCTCTAAACTCCATAATTAGATTTATACCGTTTTCAACTTCTTCAACGAATCTTATTACGTCGTTATTCTGATGCTTTTCATCTTCAAGTGTGATTTCATTTGTAGAGTTTACAATTTCACCGATTCTTTCTAAATCAGACAGGTTTATATGGTGCTCTGGCTTTTTCATTGCATGACGAATTTCACCACTATCAAGAATGATTCTGTTTACATCTTTGCCTGTCTTATCCTTAATTCTTTCTTTTGCAGAATCAGAAACATTTCCTAAACTAATACGGCGTTCCTCTTTTGTATTTATTGCATCTTTTAAGAATTGTTTTACTTCTTCTTTTGTAGCCGTTTTAAGTTTCTTAGAATCATCTTTCGGCGGTTCATCGCCGCCATTGCCACCGTCTGGATTTTCTTCTTTTTTCTTGCCTTTCAGAATGTCTTTCAGAATATCCAGTGCATACTGGAGACGCATTTTTATAGACTTGCCGTTTATTTCGAAAATTTGAATTGTATTTGTTTGTTTTTTTAGCTTGTCGTAGATGCCTTTTATCTTGCTTTCTGGAAGTTTGGAAAAATCTTTTTTAAAACCATCAATCTCTCTATCATAAAGCTCTTTGTCATAAAGTGCCGTTGTTTCCATCTTTTCAAAACCAATATCGGGATGCAAAGATATATCACGGTTAATGCCATGAACGAAAACGTCGTATCTGCCTTTAAGCTCTTTTGATGGAACAAACGCTATATCCTTTTCTGCATTGTAATATGAGCCGTCGTCTGTCTTTTTGTAGCCATTGCTTTCAAATGTTTCTTCTATCGTGCCGTCTTTCTTAGCGTTCTGGTTTCCCTTCATCGCGTCGCTTCGGTTCTGGTGCTTTTCTACTTCTGATTCTTTTTCTTCATTCTCATGTTTCCAACTATGCACAAGATTGCTCAATGCACCTTCGTTCCAGTCGTCGCCGTGACCGTCCTTTTTGTCTGCGTCATATATGAACTTATGCGTTGATTCGATACCGTCTTTTTCAACAGACACATAGCCGTTTTTTACGTTTACTTTGAAACCTTCATAATATTTTTTGCCTTTCATGTAGTTTTCAAGATTTTCTTTTGCATTCGTATCTTTCTGCTTTTTCCCTTCGATTTTGTCATTTCTTGCTGAAACATAATCAGAAAGTTCCTTCACAAACGGCAGCGGTCTGCCTTTATCGTCAGAGAATCTTTCGCGGTTTTCAAGAATAAGCTGCAAAAGCTCTTCTGAACTTTCGCAAGCGTCTGCTTTTCTTTTAAGAGCTGCAATAGAAAGTTTTGCGCCTCTTGAATTGCTGTCGTATTTCGGTCTCCACTTGTTCGGCGCAACCTTAATATATTTTCTTCCCTTCCATTCGCGGATAGTTCCGACTGGATAACCGGCTTTCTGCAAATTCTCTGCATCAAGAATCGCTTTTTTTACCTCTTCATGTTCCTTGTCTTGCAGGGAAGCAAGATGTTCAAGAACCTTTTTCTTGAAATAATCGAACTTTGAATCTTTTTCAGAAGTTTTTTCCTGTACAGACTTCTGAACACATTTATGAAATACAATTCGCATAAAATCCCCCTCAGTGATAAAAAAAGCCGGTTATCTCAAGGGAAAAACCCTTAAAGATAACCGGCTCTGCAAGCAGCATGAAACCATTCAATCGTTTAAGCAATTTTTAGTATAAACTCACACTGTCTGTTTAATCAATCAACTGTAAAATGCGCTTTTTCTAAGATAAAACCGTCCGTTTTTATCAAAATAACACCAAGACTTGCTGACATTGCCGCGTCCGAAACGCTTGTCATTTTCAGCCTTAATCTTTTCTTTCCACTCATCATCCATAGGGTGAAGGTCGTTCATAATGTTATCAACGTTCTGTTTTACAAGCTCATCAACAGTAAGAAGATTTTTCTTGTTGGCTTCGTTATATGCAACGGCTTCAACATAGAACTGATCTCTCATGCTCTTAGCCTTGTCAACATTATCTCGCGCTTCTTCCATGAGCTTTACATAGTCCTGAATTTTCTGCTCGCAATCTTCTTTTGTTTTCAAGCCCTTAGATTCAAGATATTTCTTGCAAGACTTGCGCGTATCATTCAGCTTTTTCAAGTTGCTGTTGTACTGCTTGATAAGGTTCTTTGATTCAGCTGCTTTATCCTCGTTGTTAGCAATGCCTCTTTCCATATCTGCTATTGCTTCCTCGTAACCTTTCTTACCGTCGAAGTAATTCCATGCGATAGTAATTCCTGCGACATCGTACTTTTTTAAGTTTTCTCTGTCGTTATGGTTATAAGAATCTTCCTTGCCCTTAAAGTCCTTCTTGAACTTTGCAAGCATTTCTTTAATAGCGTTGATATTTTCCTTTCGTTCATTGATTTTCTTTTCTTCTGCCTCAACACCTTCAAAACGCCAGTTCACGCCGTTCTTTGCCTCTTCTGCAATGGTTTCATCGCTCTTGAAAGCAACGTCAATCTGCTTGTGCATAACGTCGATGAGCTGCGCATACATTTTCTGGTCGCTCTTGTTCTTTTCGGTGAACTCCATAACTTGCAAATCTGCTCTTTTGTTCGGGTCTTTAATAAGCGCAAATTTCAGCTCTTCTGGGTTTACATCGTTTGAATTCATCAAGTCGCCTTTGTAAGAGTAGAGGTCGTCTGTTCGTGATGATTTTTCATCATGTTTCTGGTAAATCATCGGGTCTAATGAATCGTGCATGAGTGGTGTCACACAATGTACAATTCCCTGATGGTTGCCCTGTCTCCAACCGCGCCCCCAAAGCTGCTGAACGTCTGTCGGATTCCATTCCAGCTGCGCACAATAAATAGCAGTTGTATTGCCGTTGAGCGTTACACCTTCTTTAATATCCTGACCGCCGATAATGACTTTGCATTTTCCGTCAACATCGTTGAAATCGTTCTTAATTTCTTCGCGCCTGTCCAACAGTTTGCCGGTGCTGCCTTTCGGCATTATTTCAATAGCTTCTTTCGGGATTCCGTGCTTAATCAGATAGTTCTTTACCTGCGGATGCTGTTCAACGCCAAGCGGCATGTACATAATTTGTCCGTTTTTCGGTTCTTTTTTGTACTGTGCAACGATTGAATCACAGATAAACTTCAATTTTGGAGAAGATTCTACAATTTCGCTCATCGGCGGCACTTCGTAACCGTCCGGGATAAAGCTAGAATCTACAAGAGCAGGGCTTAATGCGCAATTCCGCATTGCATTCATCGCGCGGAACATATAACCGTCGTCACGTTTATCTTTTGGCAAACCTTCCTGTTCCTCAATATATGCTGAACATTCGTCCATTATTGCATTTTGAAGTTCTGTAAGCTCAAGTTCCGGCGCATGCATTCTCTTGTAAGGTCTTACAACTCCTGCCTCTTCGCCGTCAACTTTATCCATGTAGTTTGTAAGCAAGCCTTGCAATTCCGTAAGATTTTCAAAGCCTTTAACTACAGGTGCTTCCGTTACACGGTTAGCCTTTACAACATACTCACGCTGCACTTTGCAGAAGTTTGAAATAAACTGCTCAAGTGAGTAATAGCCCATTTCTTTCAGCTTGTCACGCGCCATATAAGACAGAATCGAATAAACCTCTGTCGGTGAATTCTGGAATGGTGTAGCACTTAACAGGAATGTGTTTCTACCGTCATTGTGACGCTGAATTAATTGCGTAATTGCAAAAAGTTTCATTGCACGGTTAGAAGGGTCTCCGCCGCTTCCAAGACCGTCAAATTCGTTGCTTTCTCCCTGTTCGCTTTCACCTTTTTTATTCATGTGCTTAGGCATTTTGAACAAGTTGCGGAAGTTGTGCACTTCGTCAACGGTAATATGGTCAAAACCCAAATCCGAGAACTGTACACCTTCATCGCGTGTTTTTGTCATGCCGCCTACGGTTTCGGCTGCCTTTTCTGATTCGCTTGCTCGCTGTCTTTTTGACTTCTCGCCTGTAGACATCATAGCTCCGAATTCAACATCATCTTGAATTTCAGCTTCTTCGGCTTCATTAAATCCGATGTTTTCCAGTCCTTCGTAAGTACATACTGAAATAGAACCGTCTTCAATCTTCATTCCGTCATTCCAATAATCCTTAGAAAAGTTTCCAAGCTCATTTACTTTAATATCCGGGAATAACTGATGAATTGATTTTATCCAGTTCTTATAAACAGGTTTCGGAACACAAATAAGCGGTCTCTTGCTCCGTCCAGTCTGAATCTGGTTTACGGTCGCAACAATACCGCAAGCAGTTTTTCCTACACCTACATCATAAGCAAGCAAGCCTGTGCCCTTATTGCAGAGCATTGAAATACCTTTCAGCTGTTGCGGCAAAAGGTTGAATTCTTTCTTTCCCTTGTGTGTGCTCATGTTATCCACAAAGAGCGGAATCTGTGAGTAATCTGGATTTACAAAAGAATTTGCCTTATCGTTCCATGCTTCTATAAGGTCTTTCTGGTCTTCTATGCTCAAACCTTCTGACAAATAACGGTTGAACAGCTTGATTGCAGTATCGCGTCTAAGCTGCTTTTTGCGTTCACGGTATCTTGTTTGACCTTTCTTATCGTCAGTTCCGGCTTCTCCACGGTCAAGCCTTAACGCTTCTTTGTTGATAAACGCCTTAATATCATTGAAACTCAATTCAGCAGGAATTTCAGTTCTTGAAATCGGGCTTTCGCTTGCATCGTAATAACCGTTTCCGGCATACGCCCATTCAAAGAAACCGCTTATAAGGTCTTTACCGTCTTTTGTTTTATATTCTCGTGTCCAGTCGGTAATAGGTGAGAGTGTGAAACCTTCCGATTTCTCAACCTCTACGCCGTTTTCGTCTGTTTCTTTCCAGACTTTAAGCAGACCTTTTTCTTCCGGCATTACCGCTTCGAGCAATGATTTCTTTATTTCAAATTGCGGGTCGTTCGGGTCAAGTTCCCTTAGTTTCTTACGTACATTGCCGCTTGCAAAGTTTACCTTGTTCACATAAATGCCGCCGTCCTTAACATAATGGTTTGATTTCTCTACATACGCTCTTTGTTCTGGGTCAAGGCGCGACATATCGACATTACCGTATTTATCGGTAACACGCCAAATCTCAAGGTCTTTCGGGTCAATGCTCTTACCGTATTTTTTGTTAAACTCGTCCGCATTCATTAAATGTGCGTTAGGGTCTATCGGATAATCATGTTCGCCCTCTGCGTTTTTGTTGCCTTTCATGGCTTCGCTTCGGTTGCGTTTTGCAAGCTGTTCATCAGTAAACGGCACTTCAACACTTTCGCCGCCGACATTTACGACAACGCCGCTTGCCTTGCGGTTTTTCATTGTATAGCCGATAACCTTGCCGATTCTGCCGTCTTTCAGCTTTACAACATCGCCGAAAACAGTTTTAGAAGTAACTTCTTTCGGCTCTTCTTTTGTAACTGTAACAGCAACGTTTTCGGCGGCTTTTGCTATGGCTTTTTCAACTTCTGAACTGCCGACATTGATATTTTCTACGGCACTTTCAAAAGTCTCGCCGTCTTTCGGCTTGATATATGTTTCTTCTCCGAAACGTCCGATTCTTGTAGATACTTCTCCGGCTATATGATCTGGATTTTCAGTAAAATAGTTTTTGAGCGCGTCTGTTGTCGTGCCTTTTCCCTTGCGGAATACGACAATGTCAGTTCCTACGTCCGTACTGTCAAAAGTTCCGTTAGGCAGTCTCCATGCTTCAAGCAATTCAGCTTTTTCAGCGATTTTCTCAAGGTCTCTTCCGTATGTACCGCCGCCGTTCAAAAAGCCGCTCGGTACTACCATTGCCATAATACCGCCGTCTTTCAGTGTATCAAGAGTGCGCGACATAAAGTAAGTTTCGTAACGCTTATAGTCTTTACCTTCTCCCATGCCCTTATATTTGCCTGTGTAAGCACCATAAGGCGGATTTCCTACAGCTACATCGTACTTTTCAAAATCTTTTGTAAAGCGTCCTCTTTTTTGCTTCATGAAGTTTTCTTGAAACGCTCCCTGTACGATTTCTGCATCGGGATGCAGCAAGTGCGCGATTCTTGCAGATTCTTCTTCCAGTTCGAACATGGTAAACTTTTCGTTTCTTCCCTCTGCAAAGCGTCCTATACCGCTTGACGGTTCAATAACGGTCTTATCCTGTCTCGGATTGTATTTATCGACAATTTCCCAAACTTTAGAAATGACATTGCGCGGTGTATAGAATTCATAAAGAACGCCACTATTTGAGCTTCCTTCTTCGTCTGTTCCACCTGCACCGACATACTGTGCAAGAATCTGCTTGTCTGCGTCTGTAATTTCTGAATCAGATTTTTTAAGAATCTCGCGGCACTGTTCGCGGATTTTACGCGCCTGTCCTTTTGTTATTCTTCCTCGTCCTGCATTGACATCATCACCGTCTGGTTTTGCAAGTCCTCTTCCAGGTTCATCAAGCAGCTGTACAGATTCGCTTCCGTTAGTTCCGCTCCCTGTGTCAGACACATTCTGATTGCCTGTTCCTTCGCTCCGTCCGCTCCGTAAGTTTTCAGCACCATCGGAAATTCCGTTTCTTCCAGTTTCAGTGTTATTTTTTCCATTTCTGTCTCCTATAACCTCATCGTATAATGTATTGAAAATATCAGACCTGTTATAGCCTGTTATTTGTTCGTTTGTTGTACCGCCGTATTTGTCAAGTTTTTGTCTGAACCAATCGTCGCGCTTGTACAGCTTGTCAAACAAGATCTGACGGTTCACAACTCCAAAGCTGTTGACCTGTTCACTTACCATGTTGCGCATTATTTCATAGTCATTTTCCGGCATACCGAATTTCTTTGCATTCTGGTTGCCCATCATTGCCTGTGAGCGGTTTTCATGCGCTTCAGCTTCGCTTTCTTTGCCGTCTGTGAAAACACCGTCTTTTGCAGCCTGTTTTTCAGCTTCTTTGCTTTCAATGGCTGCTACACGTTGACCTTCAATGCTGTATATGCTCCAAACCTTGCGCATTAAAGAGCGGTTTATCACCATTTTGTCAGATTCTTTTTTCTTTTCTGCCGGATTCTTTGCTACACCTTCTGCATAAACACGTTCTTTTACTTCTTTCTGTGTTTCCGGCTTTTTATATTGCTCGCGCTTTTCTTTACTTGAAAAAAGATTATCCCACTTCACCTTGTTAGTGAAATACTCAAGAACATGCGCGGCAAAAGTCTGCTTGTCAGCTCCGTATTCTTTTTTGATATTGTTTTTGGAATAATCATCATCAATTCTTGACTGCTTTATTCCGAAACATTCAAGCAAAGCTCTGAAAGGGTGTTTCCAACTGTCTTTATAGACATAATTCCAACCTTTTCCGCTTGCTTTTGGATAGCGTCGTATGTACTGTACAGGGCGTGATTTCTGAATGGAATCCCATTCTTTCCATGCCCTGTACCTCTCTAAAAATCCTATCTTTGCCATATATACCTCCCAGTGTTATTTCAGATTTAATCTTTTGCCGTGCCATTTTTTGGAAAGCACTTTTTCTTTGAATACATCAAACGGAACAGTATCAACGCCGCCGAAGAAGCCGGGTTTATCATACTGTCTTAAATAAGCGGCTTTAGCGTCTGCAAGCGTATCAAAACCAAGCATACATTTGTCTTCATCGTACTTATCCGTTCCTGGTATTTTTTGATGAATGATGTAAACGTTCTTTGCGTCTTCATTGCCGCCTAAGTAACAATCAACATGATCACCGTCAACACCTTCCGTACCGCGAATATATCCGTAGTCATAGTGCATTGTGATTGCCCATTCGTGACCGTCTGAATCAGTGCCGCGTCTTATGCTGCCTTTTTTGTTTTCAATGCTGATATTCAAGCCGTTAAAGGTAGTGCGTCCTTGCAGCTTGTGACCGCTCCATGTAAGGGATTTATCTACTTTATTTTTCAAATCAAAATAAAACTTTTCTTTTGGGTTTTCTAAATCGTAATAGCAACCGTCTTTAGTTATGCCGTATCTGTTGACAACGGTTTCCATATCTAAGCCGGTTTCTTTACAAATTTTTTCATAGATTTTTAATAATTCTTCGCCTCTTTTTCTTAATTCACTTTTAGAAAAATAGTGCCGTGTATGATTGTCTTTTTCTCCATCAAGAGATTTTTGAACATCTTCGCTATTAAAGATTTCTTGAATTCTGTCAGTAAAGCCTTTTGTGGAATCATCAGGATTCTTTACGCCTTTTTCTTCAAACTCTTTTGTTGCCTGTTTTACGGCGTTATTCCACTTCTTAGCGCGGTTGCTGTTTTCGGCAATTAAAGCGTCAATATGCGCATCGCTTTCGTCGTAGCGTTCCCAAGTGCCTCTACACCACGGATGAAAGCAGCCGATAGCAACTGTATGCTCTTTGCCGTTCCATTCTTTACCTTCCCAAAGCACATAATCAGCTATAGGGTCTTTTGCAATATCACTCTGTAACGGCTTGTCACTCCATACCGCTATTTTGCCGTTCATCTGTCTGCAGAATGGGCAAGTATTGCCGTCAATTATCTCGATTCGTCTGAAATATGTTTTCTTGTTTTCCGGCGTGTTCTGAACTTCTTCACGGATAAAGGAATTATTGAAAGCGTTCTGAACTTCTGTATCTGCAAGCCGTTGATAATCGCGGTTATCGCCCACCATCTTGTCAAACAAATCTTGCGACACCTGCGATTTGCTTTTTTTAGCTCTTACGCCGTCAATAAGAACCTGCTGAATTTCGCCTCTTACCTTTTCGGTAACATTCTGAACTTTGACGGCGGCAGACTGCTGATATATTTCAATTCGTGCCTGTTCCTGTCGTGTCAGTTCTTCACCGAAAACATCTTTCATGTTCTTAATGTCTTTGCTTATCCAGTCAAAAGATTTTCCGTGATATGCAGTGTCTTCAAGCCGTAATTTTTTTACAGCTTCCAAAGTATTGTATTTCAGCATCCTGTTAAGGATTTTCGCAAGACATTGTGATTGCAGCACGATTCTTTCAGCCGGATTGTCATTATTGCGGTTAAGGAACTTTTCAAGGTTTTTAAGAAACTTTTCCCAATCGGCTTTTTTAATCGGCTCGCCGGTAGAAGGTGAGTAAAGAATCTTGCCTTTATATGTGAGATTTTCGGCTTTTGACATTACGGTTTTCTTTGGCAAATCACAGTATTCCGTAACGAAATCATAAATATTCTGAATGTAATTTGAAAAATAATCACACCATTTGTCGGTTAAATCTTCTTGCGCCTTATAGAAAAACACTTCACCTTTTGCAGCTTTACCAGGCAAGCGCAAGCTCATAGACATTGTACGCAATGCCTTTTCAACTCTTGCCGGTTCATTGTTTTTAAGGCTTATCTTAATATCCGGCAATCTTGACGTATTATCAGCCGGAACATATTCAGGTGTAAGACCGTTAAGGCATTTTGCAAGCTGTTCAAATTTCTGCTGCCGGTTTCCCTCTGTTATATCCTTTATCTCGATGTTAATTTTCTTATTGATAACGTTTCCAGACATAACACCCTCTTAAAAGCTAAAATTCAATGACTTTCCGATTTCGGTTGCTTCGGGCTTTTCTTCTTCGTTACCGCCGCCGACACCTTCCCATGCGTTATCATCTATCTCGCTTTCAGCTTCTTCACCTGTAGGCTCTTCTTCTTCTCCAAAATCGCCGTTCCCTTCTAGTGTTTCTTCTTCCGCACCTTCTATGTCTTCCATGCCGCCGCCGTCCATCTGTGATGATTGATACATCTGCACAAGCTGCGGATTTGCCGGGCACTTATCCGCCCAATCAGCGTCAATGGGTTTCAAGCCTTTTTCCTTGCGCACTTCATTCAGCGTCTTGTATGATTCAAGCTCGCCTTTTGTAAGGTCAAGAATCTGCTTCGGGTCGTCTCTTTCGTAACCGACAAACTCAATTTCATAGCCCGGAAACGCTTTTTCTACGATCTGATTGATATACTGCTGCATATAAGAAAGCATATCGCCCAAAATAAGCGATTTTGACGCTTCTATTTCCGGCGTTGTATTGCGTTCAAACATTGCCTGTGATTTTGAGCTGTGAAGTCCTAATTCTTCCATGCTGCAACCGAAAAGCGAAACGATTGCACTTGTAAGGAAATCTAACCAGTTCTGGAATTCCATTTCCTTGTTAGTTCCAGTAAGAGAAATCCATTTAATTGAATTCGCTTCTCCGTCTTTTCCGTTTCCAGCCGGAATAATAGGAACTCTCCACTGGTTAGTAACTGAACCGCTCATGATGTCGGCTATATAGTCTTCCATCTGTTCAACGGTCTCTTGATTGGCGTTTCCGTCAAGCAAAAGCATACCGCGCGGCAATTTGTTTTCTGTGAAGAATCCGGCATTGTATGTGAATGCGTTAATGCAGCTTGTTATAAGGTCTATAGCCTGTTCCACGGCTGAATAACCGTAGAATGAGAAATTTACATCAGTTCTAGGGTTCTGATAGTCGAAAATCAACGTTCCTTCTGGATAGTATGCAGTAGGAATAGCGTTGATAATCTGAACATGCTTGATGTTATACGGATTGTCTTGATTCGGCAGAACCTTTTCAATCGTTGCGCCGTCAACAGCCCAAAACGCATAAGGTTTTCCGGCGCGTGTATATCCTATTTCTGTAGCGTTCTGGTCAATCTCAAGAGCATCGCGGACAAACTTCAAGCCCCATCTTGTGAAATTATCCCTGTCGTAGCTTTTTTCCGTGCCGGTGTTCAAGAGGAATCGTTCAATCTGCTCGCGCTCTTTTGATTTTTGCCCGGCGGCTTTGATAACATCTTCACCGATTTTCTTGACTACAAAACCGCGTATATTTCTGTTGGTTGACGGCTTTAAGAACGGTTTGATTTTCTTCTGAACGTTGAGAATACAAAGATTGATTATCCATGCTTTTTTAGAAACACGGCGCAAAGTCTTGCAGTCAACTTCTCTGTTAATATGTCCGTCTGCTGTCTTTAAGTTGCCGTAAAGATTGTTCGTTACCGTCCATTCATCGAAAAATGATGATTGAGCACCGTCTTGTTTTGGGTGAAAGTAGCCGGAATTCTGGAATCTTCTTGCAGTCCGATTCATGCGCTCAATTTCGTTTTTAATGTCTATTGGTGTTGGTTGAGCGGGTAGGAGTTTATTATTATTCATTTCGAACCTTCCTTAACACTGAATTCAGTGATTTTCCTCTTGTTCTAGCGGTCAAGCTCTGGGAAATAACAGGTTCTTTTTCTAAACTCTCCGATAATTTTACACCGTTCTGTGATTTTTTTCTATGATAAGCCGAATAAAAATTCTCTTCGATTTGCGGCGCACTTGCTGCATGGTTTGCCAAAGCCCAAGCCCAAAAGCTGTCTGCATGTCCTTTTTCGTTTCTTTCCGCGTCATATCGGAAACTACCGCCGCTTGACGGCATACGCTTAATTGAATGTATTTGCGCGTGAAAATCCCTGTCGTTTTCAAGCTCAAATTCGTTCTTCTCAAGCCCGAATTTAACGCCCATTGCAAGCACTTCTTTTGATTGCAGTGTAAAGGTGATACCTTCGATTCTGTCTCCGAATTCATTATACAGGTCTTCATGAATCGGCGCACCCATACCTGTACAGTCTATGCAGCCGCGGTAAATAGGCAGAGAATTCATAAGTTTTCGTACTGTATCTTTCTGCTCCGTAAAAGATACCGATGTTTTCTCTAGCCGCATTACGGCGCGTTTTTTGCCGTCCTTTTTTCCCAATATGTAAATGGCGGCAGCATCCCTGTTTTTTGAAACATCGTAACCCAAAAAGAGCGGCGTTCCGTGCTTTTGCGGATTGTAGTTTGCAATTAAAGAATCTGCATCTGAAAAACTTTTTATTTCAAAATCATAACTGGAATATTCTTCATCGTTCATATCATCGGGCAATGTGTCGCTTTCACGTCTTCCAGGTGTGTTTGCATAAATCAGATCCAGTGAAATATAACTTGCCGCGCTATCTATAAACGTGCATTCACATTCCTGTTGAAAGTCTTCAAGAGTTGTATTGTGATAAAGGTCTAGCAGCTTATCAGTGCCGAATTTCTCCACACGTTCCTGTGTGGTCATATCTTTTGCAAACTTTACAGCCGCCGCTACGTCGTTGCACATTACTTTTGCATACCACCACGGCACAAAATAGCGGTCATATCCGGGATAGTTCTTCTTATCCGTACATATCTCGTAAAACTTACCGATAGTTCCTAAAGGCGTGCTTCCAACTTCAATACAGCCGTGTCGCAAAGTACAAAATGAAGCTGCCGTATATACTTCTTTTGCTAATCGGGGAGTGTAAATTCCGTATTCGTCAAGGCAGATGTCTCCATTGCGCCCGCGTGGCTGACGGCATGGCAAGCTGATTAAACGGCTTGTAGTATTTGATTCACAATCTTTGAATTCAAGCATCGTTGTTGTTGCATGAACGAGCTTCTTTTTGTGTTTTTTCGGAATTGATTCATAAAATTCTTTTGCGTATCGTATCTTTTCTTGCGCGTCTTCCATGTTGTATGAAATGAACTGCTTTGTATAATCAAACCTTGCAGGATCAAGAGCTTTTACAAGCCCTTTCATTGCGACAATAAAAGAAAAGCCTGTCTGTCTGCTTTTTAACAGGCAGATATAGCGGTTGCGGTTAAGAATAAAATCATCTTGCCAAAAATCTAGTGTTATCGGTTCTCCATGATAGCGCATGAACGCATAGGCATAATTCAGCTTTTCTTCTGGTGTCCAAAGTCTCATTTTCTTTCTGCCTTTCGCTTTTCAAAAAACTCTTGAACAATCATCTTAGTCGCTTTTTTTGCGGAATTATTTCCGTGGTCAATAGCATAATGCTTTATAAGACAGTAAAGCTCCGTATCAACTTTTATCGTAATTGAATGTTCTTCATAGTCAAAAGGATTATTCACATTATCAATCCTCTTCCGTTCTTTGAGTTGTCTTGTTGTTCAATTCTGATTCTCTGACAATCTCCGCATTTGCTCGCATGACTTTTGTTTTTACTTGCAAATTGCCTTTAATTATTTCCGCCGTTGTCTCGACTTCGTAATCATCTGTCTGCTGCTCGTTTTCGGTGAAGTCCTTATAGATTTTCAAAAGCTCGTTTTCTGTCTGAACTTTTGACGGCAGCTTATAATGCGGTATGCTTTTTTGCCCGACGTATTCAATATCTTCAATAAGTGCTTTCTGTTCGTCTGTCAGCTCGTCGGGTGTTTTCATTGTTGCGTCGATGTATTCAAACCCTTTATCAGAGTGTTTCAGCTCAATGTCATAAAACTCATGCGGTTTCATATTCAGACGCGCTTGTTTTCGTGCGATAATGTCTTTGACAGTCGTTTCCAAGTCAAGTTTCGTCAAGCTCTTTAGAAACTGCGAATTGATGTTTTTAATCTCTGCAATTATTAACGGCTTTCTCAAAAGCTGCTCTGCTTGTGTCTTTGCAGTCTTTACGGAATATCCGGCTTGCCTTGCCGCTTCTGCTGCATTTTTTTTAAGAGAAGATTGATTGCACCAATAGACAACAAAAAGTTTTTGCGCATCCGTCAGAGGTTGAGACCATTTAAATTCAGTGTCAACATCGATGTATTTATTTCCGTTGAATACGGCAATAAGTGAGTGTTTCTTCTTTGTCAGTGTCTTTTTTTGTTTTGCAGAAGTTTTATTGACTTCGATGTTCGTTACTTCCGTTTCCATGCTCAACCGCCTTGCATGTATGCAGCAGAAAACCGCTGAACTTATGACCTCTTTCGTTTACGATGGTTATTTCTTTTGTTTCGCACACCGCAACTGATTCATAGCCTGTCGCTATGTACTTGACCTCTTTTCCGCACTTCGGGCAAAACTGCATGTTACACCCCCAAAAGCTGCCGCAATGTTTCGGCGCGATATGTTGAGTATGTCGCGTACCCTGTCAGTTTTCCTTCGGTAAGTTCAAAAGCGATAAAGCCGCAGAAATTCCGTTGACCGCCGAATTCGTTGAGAATTTCAGCGACAAATTCTTGTTCTGGTTTCGTACCGGCAAATTTTTTCAAGAGTTGGTCATAGTTAGAATATTCATTGATTGAAACAGGCTTGCCGAATTCATAGCTGATTTTAGTAACCAGTGTTTTTTTAGAATCCTGCAATTTTTTGAGATATTTTTGTATTTTTTCTGTCATCATAATTACCCCTAAACGGTCAAGCTCTAAGGTAACTGATTCAGACATCTTTTCTTTTCTTAATTATATTTTAGTTTTTTTTGATTATCAATTCAGCAAGAATCTCAAACTTTGAGAGCGGCATTACTACAACTCTATGCATCGGCAGCAACTTGCTTTTGATAAACAAAAGCCAGTTGTCCAGATCATCACAGTTGCTTTCGGCTTGCCGTACCCATTCCGGCAGAGATATTGCGTTCGCGTTCTTGCACTCAATGCAGAACGGAAATTTCTTCTTTGCCTCGCCTCTAAGAATTACATCAGTTCCGTTCAAGCCGGATTCCCTCGAATGAATAGGGCAATCATCTGACTGCTGATTGTATTCTATGCCTGTGATTCGTGAAATCATCGCGCAAATTTCTTTCTGCCAGTCCAAGCCCTTCTGCTTTGCAGAACGCGGCTTTATTTTCTGCATTGATTTTTCAATGCGCTTTGCCAACTTCTCGTTTGCCTTTGTGTTCTCGCTCCGCAACAGGGCAATGATTTTCTTTTTTTCATCGGCATTAAGTGTAAGAACCAAAATACAGCCCCCTAAAATTCCGGATATGGATATAAACAATGACCGTACACCCGATGGCGTTGGTCTAAGTTTTCAGGCTTGTCTGGGTCTTTCGGCTCTACGTTTGTTGACGGCGACCGCTTGCACAAGGGAATAAGTGACTTTATCCAATCATTCTCATATAAGAAATTTTCCACAGTGCCGAAGCAACCGCAAAGCGTGTCAAGGCTTTTCTGACCGAAACAAAAAGCTGGTGTTCCATACATGATAAGATTGCTTTGTACTATGCCGTCCATCAAAAAGCCCAAGATTGCAGAAGTTGCACCACCCTGACTCCACCCTGTAAAGAACCACTGATAGCCAATCGGAAACTTACTGTTAAGCCAGTCTTCGTAGACGTAATTAAAAACTGCTTTTGCTTGCAAATAAAAGCCAAGCGTTGTGATTATTTTCTTCTTTCCGTTCGTAACAACTACAGGTATTACGAGAAAGTTGAAAACCCAATCCCACAATGTTTTTGTTTCCTGCATTTCAACAAAGATGCGTTTTTCTTTCTTGTCGATTCTATATCTCCAGTTTGCGCCGGTTTTCTTGTCGAGATTATAATCGCGGCTCAACTGGATTTCGTTAAATAGATCCAAATATTTCACTGTTCAGCTCCGTTTTTAAGCATTTTATAGTTAAGGTTTACAGCCGCAAGATAGCTTATAGTTGTATCGGGAATATTGCCCTGCATGACGGCGGCAGAACCGCAATTATATGCCATGATTACATCGTCTTTTACTTTCAGTGATTCTGACAAATCAGACAAAAGGTGTAAGGCAATGAATGTATTCATTTTCCAGTTGAAAGGGTCAAATTCGCTTTCGAGCTTCCAATATCGCGGCACAAAATTTGCCCATAAATACCTGTCGTTTAATTGCCATAAACCGATGTCTATAGTTCCGTTCGGGTTTGTATGCACGGCTTCCGTTATAAGCTGCGGATTTTCCCGCAACAGAATTGAAACAGCTAGATCCGTATCAACATCAAGCTGATTACCCAAAAGACAGATATAATCGCTTATTTCCGTCGGCAAAAAATCATATTTGCCTTTTACTTCTTCCGCTACCGCTTCCGGCACGCCGAATTCGCAATAGACGATTTTTTCTTTCGCTTTCCGTGATTTTGAGAACGCCGACATTCCGGCGCAAAAAAACAGAAAAGAAACTGCAAGCAGAATTCCTACTGCTGCATAAATTTTAGTTTTTGGTATGTTCATACCGCCCCTCCGCTATCTATTATCACCCGAACCGCTTATCACGTTCCGGGCTTTTCTATCCTCAAGTTTTTTGATGTTCAGCTCCATAACTTCCGACAAAGAAAGGTCGAGCACAGAACATATTTCTGCTATCATCCACAAGCAATCGCCCAATTCTTTTGAAATAGCCAGCTTATCTTCATTGGAAATCGCGCCGCCTTTGTCGCGGATAATTTTTGCGAATTTTCCGGCAACTTCTCCGGCTTCTTCCGTAAGTCCGTGAGACGGATAATCCCATTCGAGAGATTCTTTAATTCTCAATTCTCCGTCAACAGTCTCAACGATTACAGGTATCTCGTACATCTTAAAACTGTGCGCTTTTTTCTGGTAAATATCAGCCTCGCTTTGTTCCATGCCGTATATAACAGCTTTCTGAACAAGCTCCCAGACCCATTTATGGAATCCCGGAATATTCTGTCTGTCTGCGTATTCCCTTGCAATTTCTTCTTGATTCATATTTTCACCTTCCATGTGTGTTTTCTATGCAGTCTTGATAATATGCAGCAGGTTTGTAATTTACGCCTGTATTGTTGTGATCAAGATGAATGAACACCGTGTTTTTTATAAACTTATAGCAGACATAACCGCTGCAAAAACTGGACGTTTTGCCATTAAAAGATACTTTCTTATCCGGGATAATAAATTGAATGTCTCCATGCCGCAAAGAAGCAAAGAAAAAGCCTATTTCCTGATAGTTAATCGCCATCATGTTCATAAGCAACGCAAAAGGCTTTTCTTCGTAAACGCATTTTGTGAATACTTCGAGCTTTAATGAAAACGGCGGGTTTGAAACAACTATATCAGCTTCTTTCGGAATCGGCTTTTCAAAGAAATCTTGCCCGGTCTCAAGACTGCCGAAAATGACATTGTAACCGGCTTCTTTAAGCGTTATTACGTACTCTGATTTTTCCGTATCAAACGGACAATAAATAGTGTGTGCAGCTCTGCCGCACTCTACTGCATTGGCAAAGATACAGAAATAATCATCAAGAAACGGAATCAGCGGCGTTACAAGCATTTTGGGCGTGTAGTAGTTGTCTGACTTGTTAAACGCTTTCTTAAAACTTTTCATTCTTCCCCCACAAATAAATCAAGCTGCTTTTCGCTTAAACTTGCTTCGTTTATCCGTCTTTCGCAAATCTCGTAAAACTTCGCGTCAATTTCCACGCCGATGAAATCCCTTTCCAGTTCCTTACAGGCAACGCCTGTTGTACCGCTTCCCATATAGCAATCCAGAATTACCCCCCCCTCGGAGAGCTAATGTTTATAAGGCGTTTCACCAATTCAAGCGGCTTTTCGGCAGGGTGAATTCTTTTTGTGCAGCCTGTCAAAAACCATTTGCGGTAATAGTCCAAATCAAAACCCTTGCCCTGAAAAAACGTTCCTTTTGCCCTTATTAAAATAATGTATTCAAGGTCTGAAACATGATGTGTTGAATGTGCCGGAATAGGGTTGGATTTTGCCATTACAAGAACGTCGTATGTGTAATTCTGCTTACGCGCCCAGTTGATATAATCTGCAATCAGCATTTTGTTGCAGAAAAAATATCCGTAAAAACTCTTCATTTTCGGCTTCAGCATGTCGAGCATTTCAACAGGATTGAACACAACGGAATCCAGCTTTGCCAAGTCGTGCAGAAAATCAATGTTCCTAGATCTTCCGTATTTTTCAAAATTGCTTTCGGAAAACATGCCGCTTCCGTGAATATTGCCGAACTGATAAGGCGGGTCAGTTACAACCAAATCAACGGATTTATCTGGCAGGGTAGGAATAATGTTCTTACAATCATCATTGTAGAGCTGAATCATACTACTATAATATACTGAAAAGTATATTATGTCAATTTAGAGATATATTTTATCTATTTTTAGCGATATATTTTGACTATAAAAAGGCGTTAAAATCTTTCTTGAAAAGAAATTTCATGCAGATTTTTAACCTCTGAAAGAAGTTTGCGCTTCGCATCTTTGCTTCGATGTAAATTCTTACGTCTTCAAAAGCGGCTGAATAATTATTGTTCATCGCCTTTCTTATCTGTCTTCTGTATTTTTCTCCCATGTTCCACCTCTTAATAAATATCAAACAATTCCGGGTTCTTTTCTTTTTCAATACGCGCTTTTCTCTCAGCAAGCACTTTGTCTACTTCACCTTCATAACGCTTTGATATTGCCAAAGCATCCTGTGTTCTTGTTCTGAAATATTCCTTTTGCGCGGTTCTCATTTTCTCAACCAAATCAGCAAATTCACCTGTTGTCATAGTTTTACCTCTTAAAACAAGGAAGCTGTTTTAATTCCGCAACATCTCCCTGTACAAACATTCTTGCTTCTGCTGAACCAAGAAATCGGTTTAAGTTATCAGCCATTAAAGCAATATCAGTATTGTCTTTTAACTTCCATTCTTCACACGCAGAATACAAGCCACAAATTAGATCCATGTTGCTGAATATTTCTCTAAGTTTAAGATATTCGGCTTCGTTTTTTATTCCAAAATAATCTGCAATTTTTCGATGAAGTCTTATTCTTTGACTATTCAATTCATAAGGATTTACACCCAATTCTTTACATTCTTGAATATTTTTTATTATGTGAAGATATTCTTTGAGCAGTTCTTTCATAGTTTCATCTCCTGTTAATTTACGTGTGCCGAAATCGGCAAACCTACAAACGATTCTGTTGCTTGCATAGCGATTGTCATGCTGTCTTTTACGCCGTCTTTCTCGTATTTTTCCCAATATCTGAAAAACGCTTTAAGAGCAGTTTCTACAAACTTCGGGTTTTCTGCTTTCAGCTTTTGCAGATATTCATAAAATGCTTTCTGTTTCTTTGTCATATTTCCATTCCTTTATTTGTCTCCAATGTGATAAATCTCTAGTCCACTTCAACATATAAACTTGAGTATCAGCGAATCTATCTTTCTTAGACCAATCGTTTTTTGCTTTTTCAACCAGTTCGTTAAAACGTTTAATAGCATCGCGTTTGTGTTTGAAATCTCCACGATTTTCACACCAATGATACCAAACTGTATGTACAGAATATCTGCAACCGATTGTCATAGTTTCATCTCCTAAATATATTCAGTTCTGCAAGATTTGCATTTATAAATGTTTCTGTCGATTTTCCCATCGTAAGACCACAATTCCAGTTCTCCACCGCATTTTGGGCATTTTCCATAAGGAAGAAATATAAAAGCTATAAGAACAACACACATTACGATTAAGCCTATTAAACCTGCCATTTCCCTTTACTCCCTTTCGAATTTCTTTTTTATGTACATCTCAATTTCAATACGCACCGGCATAAAAAGACAATTTATCGCAAGAGTGAGAATAAAAATCTTGAAACAACTAAGCTTCGGTATAAAGTCAAATACCCAAGGCAGCAATAAATTGAAACCAATGTAAACAAATACAAACGAAACTAAATAAATAAGAATATCAGTAATAACCAGGTCTACTATTTTTTTAAACATATCTACTCCTTATCTAAAACAACTTTTGCTCTAGTTTTATAACTTCCGTCTATCTTGCTTCTTATAATCCTCTCTCCACGTTCATCACCCTGTTCTTTAAAGGAATCTGCTATAAACTCAGCATAAGTCTTAAACTTTGTTTCATCTTTCTCGTAATGCGCTTCAATAAGCTTACCAATTGTTACAACTCCGACTGTTTTCATTTACTCAATCTCCCCGAATATTAAACCGCTTTAGTTGAGCGGCTAGTGTGTCTTCATCAAGTTTTGGCGGAATATTAAAGAGCATTGCTACTTGTGCTCTGTTTTCAATTTCTGATAAAACTTTTTCCAGTTCGTTGTATGCAATCGCTAAAGAATAATAATTATTCTTTGCAATACTATTTGTCTTGCCAGCATTGAAATGCTCTGCATATTCTTTTGCAAGCTGCAAGTATGTTTCTTTGTGCTTGTTCAACAGACTTACAATTTCGCTTCTTGCTTCGTTATATCCGTCTTTGAAGCCGTCTGTATAATTCTTGTAACAATTTTGATACGAAGTATACCCGTATGTTCCGAGCCTTTTTTGTAACGCTTCTTCTGCTTTTTTCTCCAAGTCACGCATTTTCAAGCTCCTTTACATCAGAAAGATGTATCGCATACACAGGTTTATCTATATGCAGGTCTGTGTTTTTTCCGTCAACTATCACAATCTTTGTAATGTTGGCGGTCATGTATCTGTTCGTGTAGCCGAGACGGAGTTTACATTTTAACTTAGCATCTTCTTCACACTTCACAACAGAAAAAGTAAAGTCTACATAATTACAAAATTTTCGATTAAATCTTTTTTCAAACTCTTTAGATAGTTCTGCATAAAATCTTCTTGTCCAGTACGGTTTTACTTCCCTGTATTCAATTTGCTTTTCGCCGCTTTTGATTTTCTCGTACCATTCTTTTTTAAGTGGAAATATCAGCATGATTCAAGCTCCCGCCATTTCAAGATGTTTTTTGTATTTACAGCTGAATCTCCTATTGTAGATTCCAAAATATCAAACCGACAAAAATCATAATTCCAAAGGCAAACAACAGGCGTATATTCTCCAAATCTAAATTTTTCTGGACTGTTTGAATAAACGTAAACCAAATAGAGTTTATCATCATCTGTTGAAGGTAAATCTTTCGGGTTCTTTCTCAAATCATGCCATTGTACTTTTAATTCTTTGGCATAACTTGCTACTATTTTTTCTCCCTTCAAGAATTTTTCTGCGCGTTCCAAGTGTTCTTTGTCTGCATCTGTAAAACTATAGCGTGTGAGTGGTTTTACAAACCAATTTAAAACATCTTCAAGAATTAAATTTGCTTCAAGGTATCTGATTTCCAGTGGAAAATACCGATTTTGAGTTGTGATTAAAGCTCTATCAAAGTCTGCTTTTTCCTTTTCAAGGTCTTTAATCTGTTTCTGTAATTTTTCAATATAGGTTGTATCAATATCTGTTTTCAGATACTTTCTGCCAACCTTTATATAAAGGTTGCCCTCATAGTCAACTTTCATTACAAACACCCTGCCTTTTCTCTGAATTCGTCAATCTGCTCATTCGTACACTTTTCAAGAAACTTCCATGCGATAACTTTCTGTTGCGTCCATGAGCAGCGGAAATCATTTTTCAGCTGATACATACCTTTATCAGCAAAGAAAAATTCGTCTTGATATTGACCTCTGCAATAGTTCCAGCCGCCGCTTATGTTGTCTTGATAGAGAATTACCATAACGTCGTAGAAAATGCCGTCCGACGGCGGTAAAGCGTCTTTTACGCTTCGGTAATCGTTCGTATTTTGGATTTTTTCTTTAAGCAGTCTGTTATCGTTGCATACCTTTATAATTTCCTCATGCAAATGTTCTAAGTCAGAAGGATAGACATACATACCACTTTTGCGGTAATAAACCTCTTTAACAGACTGGAAATATTCTGTAAGCCTTTTGGGAATAATACTCTTCATTACTCATAGTCCTTATCTTTTGCTTTTACAAACTTGCCATCTTTAAGCGTATACCATGTATCAGCTTTGATTCTTTTGCCGTCAACTTTAGCAACACGAACAAGGTCGATAAAATCTTGACAAGATTCATTGTCGTGGTGACATTCCGTAAGAACAATCCAAGAACCGATTGCGCCTTTTGCTCTGGTTTCTCGTCCAACAGACAAGGCGACACTGCCTTTTCCGGCACTTGCGCCGCTCTTGTAGCCTGTTGCACTTGCGCCGCTACAGTTGCCTGTTGCACTTGCGCCGCTACAGTTGCCTGTTGCACTTGCGCCGCTCTTGTAGCCTGTTGCACTTGCGCCGCTCTTGTAGCCTGTTGCACTTGCGCCGCTATAGTCGCCTGTTGCACTTGCGCCGCTACAGTTGCCTGTTGCACTTGCGCCGCTATAGTCGCCTGTTGCACTTGCGCCGCTATAGTCGCCTGTTGCACTTGCGCCGCTATAGTTCCCTGTTGC